GGATATGTAGTTACAGGGAATTGTAATTCTTTTGGAACTCCAAAATTAATATCGATAGTTGGAGTAATAGGATCATCCAAATGTCCCGCATATCCGTAAACATTTAAATTAGCTAAATTTGAACCGCCTCCTGTTTGCCCTGATTTTATATGCCAAGTATGTGCAATGCTTAATTTCTTAGCCATTAATATACGAATTACAGAATCCATTGAATCTTCCTGCGAATTATTATTTGATAATTTAAATATTGTTGTATAATATTTATCAATGTGTGCATGATTCTGTGGTTGGAATAATACAGAAGGCGCAAAGATAATTTGTGTTGAAGCCGTGTCTTTTACGAAGTCGAATTCAGAATCATAAATATTATCGCCATATGTTTGCCCGTATTTCTTCTGATAGTTATCATTATAATAGTCAGAATCAGGCGTATATTTATATGCGTAATACCTCGCGTTTAATTGCGACATTGGCTTAATTGACATTGTAGATCCTACGTCTATTTTTTGCGACCAATCTAAACTATTAGTAACCGAATCAGAATAGAAGTCAATATATGGAGAAATGTTTATTTGTCTTTCGTTTATATTATCCTCATACACATATAAATTAAACATCTTACAAACTGACAAAAAGAAATCCTTTTGGAATATACCTTTTGGTAGGTTTTCGTTTATAGATATAACTCCATTATAGGCTACGTCTACAATTTGTGAAGTGATCTGTGCAAGGTTTATATTCGAACTCGTTATTGTTACTATATATGTATTAGCCGTTACAGGAACACTAATTTCTAAACGAACCTGATTTGTATTTAATATGTTTCCAGTGTAATCAATATTAAAACTAAAAGGATTATTAGCAGAAAAAGTATTCTGTGTAAATGATTGCACCGCTACGCCTCCAATATATAAAGTTGCAGTAATAGACGAAGCCGCATCCGTTTGATACGTCCCGTTTATGGAAGCAATCGTTCTAATTGTCTTAGTGCCATCAGTATAAGTAAATATGCTCTTTCCCGCATTTTCAGTAAAGTTAAGTAAAGTCGTAGTATCAAAAGGAACATTTGCATTTCTCGCCGTTGGTGTATTACTATTAAGTAATATTTGTGATATTGTTTTTGCACCTAATAAAAACCTGTCATTTGTACCCCGTATTCCCTGACTATTATTAGGTATTATTAAAGTCTTGAAAAATGCAGTATTAAAAAAGTCGCAATTTAAAGTATAAGAAGTTCCTTCGAATATCTTTTCAATGTATTGCTTAACATACAATGCAGGTCTAAATGTAGAAACGTGAAAGTCATCTTTATTTGTAGATACATCCCCGTAATCAATTAAAGGATAGTAATATCCAGAACCATTAATCGTGTCCCAACTATTTTGTATTGAAGTTACGTTCCAAGTATGGTTATATTCGCTGAAGTCTAAATCCTCTAAACGCTTATTCCCTAATTCTGTAATAAATCCACCTAATTCTCCAAATACGGCGCATTGATATTCTATTACTCCTTTATTAATTACTATTTCAAGGATACGAATTACTCCTTTAAAGATCTGTATTTTATCGATATATACCTCGCACTTAGCCGCTTGTGATGGCGTAAAGTTTGTATTCACATTAGGTAAATCCATATTGTGTTCGTGCGACATACCTAATTCAAAAGCAAATCCTAATATCTTATTATTCTTTGCAGTAGCGGGAATAGATATAGTTCTACTGAAAGACGTATTACGGCTTCCAAAATCCCTAACATCATCAATTGCATAAGTAAAGTCTGTACTTATATCTTGCAATAAATCAATTATCTGATCCTCAATATATATTTCCGTTCTTATCATTATCTATATTGGCTATTTAAGTATTTACCTACTTCTATTTCTAAATCAAAATTAAATAATCCGTCTGCTATTTGATACTTGTATTGATAGTTTGTGTTTCTAATTGTGATAGGAAAGAAAGCACCTTGCACTTCCATATATACAATTGGAGAAGCTACTAATTGAGCAAGCCAAGCATAATCCTGATCATCAAGCCAATCAGCCGTTAGATTATAATAATCAGAATGCTGAATAGCAAAGTTATAAGTACTTTCATTATACTTATTGTAACTATCTATATTCGTCATTTGACCATTTGATAATTGATAAGGATTGCGCCTGTATGAAGATCTTTGAAATTCAGATCTTCGCCTATTGACAAGCCTGAATGCCATTGTATCGTATCCCCCAAGTCGGTTAAGAAAGTGAAGGTTATATTGTCTGTACTTAGGGTTACATATTTGTCTAAATCGTAATACCCTTGTAACGGCTGCTCCAAGCGTAATATATACATTATATCCATAGGTCTGTTCTGTTATTATTGTAGATCCCGCCCAAGTATTAATTGCCGCCGCTTGAAAGTTGAATAGATTAAATTCGCCTGTCATTGTGATATTGCCACTAACCGCCGTTCCGAATGTCCCGTCCTCATTAGTAGGTTGAACCCAAAGTTTATATGATCCGCTTGTAATCTTTAAGAATGTAATAAAAAATTGATCCCCGTATTCGATAGTAATATCGCTATTATCCCGATCGCTTAACCAATCGTCTGTATAATTCTCGATCAATAAATTATCATAGTAATTAGATAGCACCAAAGGAATGTTTCCATTCTCTGTGAATATATCCCCGAATAAAGGAGAATAGTAATTGTATGCTGAATAAGATCCGCTTGCTAAATTAGCAGTAACCGCACCTCCAACCTCCTCGCCTATTCGCACCTGATAGTCTACCTTTATCTTATTATTTGATGCAACCAATACGCTGCCACCAGAAGGCTCAAAGTAATTAGTTACATATGCGCGCACCATTGGGGATGCGTTAAAAACTCCATAGCTTCCTTCCGCACTTGGAGAAGGATATATTTTATTTCTACTAATCTGTGCGCCGTCTATATAAATATCATAAACGAACTTAAAGTTTGTAGTTCCTACATTTGTAGAAGATGCAACGAACCAAAGATCCTCGTGCATACTTGGATATGTTGCGGGAACACTATTTATTGTTATAGCCATTGTTTTCCATTTTATTTCCTATTTGTCTAATTTGTATTTGAACATCTCCACCGAATGCCGTTGCCATTGCAGCATAAAAATCTTTATTGAATACTGACTTTATAGCATTGTCAAAAAATGAAGTAGTTTTTAAACCATCTCTTTTGATTGCAGCAGCTACCATATAAGATATTTGCATTAATGTCAAAGGCTTAGGCGTTACGTTTTTTAATCTTTTATTTTTAGTCTGTTCTGCGGTTAGGTTTTTTTTCTGCGTATCTGTTCGCGCCTTTGCCTTTCCTAATTTCATCCATTGCATTATCGACTTCGCCATCTTCTCATTTGGGAACGGGCTTTTATATTGATACGGGCTATCTGATTTAACCTTTTTAGGTTTTGCATTTATACCCCCAAAACCTTTAACCCCTTTATTAACAAACTTATAATAAACGGAAGCAGGGTTATCTTTTTTGTAACCCAAATACATTTCGTAATTATTGCCAAACTTATTAACTACGGGAGGCGCTAATTCTGCAATCTTTCCAGATCCGATCGATCCGCTTTTTTTTAAGTTCTTCGCAACCGCATCATTAAACATCTTGCCATAGTATAGAAACATTTGCTCTGCGACAGGATATTCGGAAGGATCTATTGCATCATAGGATTCCCCAATAGATTGTAAAAACCCGTCCCTAAATGCCTCTGCTTGTGCTTTTGCTTCACTCATATCTTTAAATAGCTAAACCGATTCATTATACCGCACAAAAAACCCCCGCCATAGAAATAGCAGGGGATAGCTTATGTTAACCAAATCTACCTATTTTAATCTTTTTAATTCTTCGCGGTCGTATGAATTTTTAGCTTTCATATAAGCCATTGCATTCAGGAACTCTATTGTTTTCATTTCAAAGACTTCTTTAACTCTGATATTTTCTTGGGCGGCAATAAGGTAACAGGTATAATGCCATCCGTAGATATTGATAAAAGATGCGCCATTATATCCGCTTGGCTGATTGTCATTCCCGCCTTCATCATCTCCGCTATCATATAATCCTTTGAAATTTCGATCCAATTTTTGTAGACTTGATAAAAAAAAACAAGGGAATGATAAATGTCAATAAAGTTAGCCTCTTGCATATCGGCGGCGTATTCCTCGTGCTTGCTCGCATCATAATCCTGATCAATCCATTTGCCAAACCAATTACGCTTCTGGGGTATTATCATTGAAGCGGCTATCTTATGCAAATTTGCTAATGTATCTTTACTGAATACCTTGCTTTCTATGTACCTCGCGGAAGGCATATTCTTAATATCGTAGTTGATCCTGTAACGCTTTTTATTTACCTCAATGTAATTGACAGGCTTGCCTTCTATATTTTCATCTAAGAAATCTAATTCTTTTCTCAATTCATTTAACGCCGTTAGTGAAAGGCTATCTATTTGATGCTCTGTTAATCCCGTTACTATGCAAAGCCTTTTTACTTCCGCGTCTAATTCAGTCCAATCCTTATCAGGGTTGGTAATTGTAGGCATCAATTGCTGATATTGCCAAAGCGTTAGGTTATTCCATTTCATATGCCGAAGTTACTAAAAGTTCTTGAATATCCTCATCTGCTTCGCACATTTCGTCAATCTTATTTAGTACGTCCGCGCACGTAAACGGCTGCCCTGTTTTACATTGCTGATCCACCCAATCCCTAAGTTCAATTAATTGTTTCATAGTATGAATTTTTTTAATCCGTTAGCGCTTGACATTATTGCCTCTGATCTTTGCGTTAGGCTTTCGATTTGGCTTTCTAATTCGTCCCGATCCTGTGTGCAATAGTAGCCGTTTGACGTACCCATTAAAGGAAGGATGCTTTCCGTCCTGATAAAATTAACTATCTTCCGAAGGCGTGGTTCGCTGAATAGCTTGATCCCGTACTTGTCTTTCTGGCTATTGATTGCGCTTACTATTTCCGCGCCCTTGATCGGGTTTTCTTTCGTCCTTGTACTCAATCCGCGTATGATCAAAGGAACAAGTTTCTTTTCGTCCTGTGTCATCTCTTTCGTGATCTGTTCAAAGTTTTTAATCATTGTATGAATTTACTTCTTTTTGATGAATCTCGCGTTTTAGATCCCTGATTTCTTTTTCCTTTAAACCGATTTCTTTTTCTAACCTCATAATCTTCTCTATAAGTAACTCATTTTCAAGACGTAACATATATTCCTGTCCCATTAGATAGTTGTTCTTTGTCATAAAATAGATTTAAAAATGCCGCCCAAAGTTCCCCAAATTACTACCTTTGTTTTTTTAATATTAAAAAATGCTTCAGGCGGCGTGCGTTTATAATTTGTTTAATTTATCCTGTTCGATCTTAGCGTCTGTATCCTCATCCTCGTCTTCGTCTTCTTCTTCCCAATCGCAATGCTCTAAGCAATCAGGGCAAATATCTATTTCGTCAAAGTTCGTATGTGCGCCGCAGCAAGTTGAATATGGCATAGTTATAGATTTTCAATTAAAGCCGTTAATAATAAAGCACCGCCCATTATATACCAGAACCATTTTCCGCTTAGGCTTTCCGCTTTGTATTGCTCGTTTCTTTTTTCCTGTAAGGTTTTTAATCTGTTCATATATAAGTGCGTTAAGCAGGCGCACCCCTGCGGGGGTTTTAATTATGAATATATGGTTTTCCGTAATCGCCTATTCTTATGTTTACGTAGAAATCAGGCTGCGTTCCGTAATCGCCCGTTTCTCTGTACGTAACTCCTTCGCTTGCTATTGTATTCACTACGTTTAAAACATTCTTTTTAACTCCTTCGGGCTGCTCGTCAATGTAGTAAACATTTACTTGCTCGTAATCTTTTTCAGTTAATTTTGCAGGTCCTGATAGGATCACGATACTAACGCCGTTCCAATGTCTTTTAGTTACAGAGAACTTGTAAGCAGGAAGCGCGTTCTTTAATTCGTTTCTGATTTCTTTTACTCTTTGAGTGTTAGTTTTCATAGCTTTTTTGGTTTTGTTATACAAATATACAGGATATATTCATATTCTACACATTCAGGGGTACTTTGTGATAAGCGGTAAATAGGAAGGATAAGCGGTAAATCGATCATAAATGAGCCGAATGTCGATCATAAACGGCTCAAAATGAGCCATAAACCCCTATTTTTTGATTGATTAAGCGAAGGCGTAACGCCCTGATCCCTTCTTTAGATCTAAATTTTGCCACGCCAACGCCAGAGCCATTACGCAATCATCGTGGAATCCTGAAGGCGCGGAGTACCGAACGCCATTCGAAGTGAATTGATACTCAAATATGTCTAATTCGTCCACTATTACGCCATCGGGGTAGCCTATGCGCGTCTGTTGGATTGCTTGCGCTAATCCCTCCATAAGTTGCTGCTTTGACTGATTTGTGAACTTTAAGCCCTGTATGTTTACGCCGTCCCTGATCAAGTCCTCAAGGATAGGATCGCCTACGCCCGTGCTATCTGCTAATATAGGCGCAATAGGAAGCCTTTTGATCGTTTCCTTTGTATTATGCCAATCCATCTGAAAGCGGTCAAAATACGCCACGTTGCCGCCTTTATCAAGCCCTACGATAACCGTGAAGTCTACCGACTTAGCAAGGTCGATCCCGTAACAGACAATTGGCTGCCCTGATATTGGTTTGATGCAATTCCGTATGAATGTATTACCGAATGGGTTCGCGCTATTCTCGGAAGGGTTTGCAAGATATTCCTGCTCAAATACTACATTCGGCAATTGGATCTTTGCGTCCTCTATTTCCCTATGATTAATGTACGGGTTATCGTATGTACTGAATTTAAAACTTTGCCAATCATTCTCTCCCTGTTTCATAAACATAGAGTAGAAAAAGTTCTTGCCTCTGGGCGTAGAAAGGAATACGGCTTTACCCTGATAATCCGTAAGGGTAGGACGAATACTATTATTCCAACCATCTTCTAAGTTCGGGATAAATGCCGCCTCGTCTATGATTACTAAATGAAACTTTCGACCGCGCAAATTATCTAATCGTTCCCCCGTGAAAAATTCAATAGATCCATTATTAGGGCAATAGATCTTCAAGTTGCTGATATTGTTTTTAAACGGAAGCGCGGCGGTTAACCTTTCAAAGAATGCCTTTGCCAATTTATAGGTAGGCGTAATGTATGCGACTTGCCCGCCCTTGATCGCTTTGCTGATTGAGAATATCTGTGATAGTTCTGACTTACCGAAACGGCGTCCGCACATAACGACAATAAAACGCCTTTCGCATTGTAATATCTTTTCTTGGTTTATATGTGGTTTGGGTAACTCTATTCTCATTATAGGATTGTCTTGCCTTCTACAAATACGACCTCGATCCTCGAATCTTGTTGTATATCCATTTGCTCTTTAGGCTTTCCATATACGCGCGTGAGTAATGTGTCTAAGCTATACAGGCTACCTTTTGCTAAACTCTTATTCATAGCATTGGCAATAGTCTTTTCAAGTATCGTAGCTTTTGGATTATCATATACTGATTTTAATTCCTCTATATCCATTGACATCATTACTTGGATCGTGTCATTAATCTCGCTTAGTTTGTAACCTTGCTCTTTCAGTAGGCTTACATATTTGCGCGGGCGTCCATTCGGATTGCCTGACTGACCTTTGATAAATGGTATTAAATGCTCTTTGCTCATTCTGTTATTGTTCTGTTATTGGGGAATCCAAGAATTAGACCAATCTGTATCGATTATAATATCTGTCTTGTGAATTCCCATTCTGTTTGCTAATCTAATTACCTCCTCTTTCTCCATTCCGAACTCTTGCATAATCTCGCTGATCGGTTTGCCATTGTCTATTTGGTTCTTTACAATGTCCCCCATTTTAAGTACGGCGTGCGTTCCCTTTGCTCTATTCATTCTCACGGTTGTAGCTAATGGATTTTCAGGGTTAAGGATAACGACAGGGACTTTGCCATCTGTCATTTGGAATATTTCTTTTTCTCCGCTAATCGTAAATCTATGAAAGCCGTCTATGATCGTGTACTTGTTTAGATCATCGTTATCTGTTAATCCCTCTATATTGATAGTCTTGTCAAATACTACGATAGGGAATAGCCACCCGTCCTGTAATATACTCTGTTTAAGCAAAGCCATTTCTGGGGGTGCTACCTTGTTAGGGTTGTATAAATTTGGGGATAGTTCTTTCCTGTCTAACCATACTACGTTAGAAATCGGCATTTTTTGCATCATTGTATTTTTTTAGTCTTATAATAAATTCCGTGAAGTATTTTTCTATTTCACAATGATCAAATACAAATGTCTGTATCTGATCTGATAATATTACTGAAATCATCCCCCAATTGATAACCGCGCCCGTTTCCTCTATTGCCTTTATGTATGCTGCTATCTGCAAAGGATAATCTTTTAGATACTCCCTTGACTTCTTTTTGCCTGATCCTTTAAAGTCATTCAGGATCAATATCCCGTTCTTTGCAAAGATACAATCATATCTTCCTTTATATCCATATTCGTTGCTATATATCGTTTGCTCTCTTGATACTATTTCGAATTGTCTTAGATACTCTTTTAGTTGCGGGTGCGGAATGTCTATTCCATTGGTGTAATCCTCTACAAAGTTATCATACATCTTTCCCCTTTGCAATGCTGCGTTACTAATTTTCTCCGCCTCTGCATATCCAATCCTTTTGCGCCACCTTTCCAAAGCATCAATATCCTCTTGCGGTTTAGTTGCAGAGAGTATTCTGGTTACGGAAGGGTATTGATCACTCATTTTTTAAAATGTTCTTTTTTATACTTCTCTGTTCCATACTTTAATACTGCTTCGTCCTGTGTAATGTTTTCCTTTTTCATTGCGGCGGTTCTCTCATTGTCAGGTTTTTGCCTTCCTTTAAAATCTCCTTTATGCGCAATCTTACAAAGCCACCTGTACGATATGCCTGTTAAAGCGGAAGCCTCTGTATCATCAATGCTTACCTTTGATCTTTCTTTATGGTATGTAATATACCCATTAATATTTTCAATAACATAATTCTTCTCTTTTCCTGAATATGTGTCTACGATATATTTTAGATATTCTTTCCAAGATAAATCATCTGGCTTCTCGATCCCGCCAACGCCATATAGTTCTGTGTTAGCATAACGCCAAGCGGTCGCAACGCCTTCTACTCTGTTTAGCATCTTATGCCATAATTCAGGGAAACATTCTGCATAGATCCATAACCCGCGTAAAGGTTCTTCTCCAAATGGAGGGCAAACTCTTTGTGTCAAAAACTTATTACTTAGCTTAGTATGATTAAAAATGTCGTAAGTCTTATTGTAATCTATATTCCACTCGTGTACTAATTTCCAAACGTCCTGACTACTCCAATCGTATATTGGATGCGCAATAGAAAAATGCCCGTATCTTGAAATGTAGTTATCGTTTACTTTTTTAGCTACTGCCATAAATCTTCTTAGGCTTTCCTGTGTCCTTACGCCTGTTACGTCAACGGTTGTACCCTTAGATTTTTCTGCTCGTAGGGTAGTAAATTCCTGAAAGGATAATCCTTTGTAAAACTTGCTATGTTCTGTGATTGCGCATTCAGGCATTTCACGAACCCATAGATCTTTTTTATTCTTATCCCAAGTGAACCAATAAGGTTCTTCATTTGAGGATGCGTTTCTGTGTTGAAATTCTAAGCAATACCAATTTAGTTTAATATCAGGATGGTTTCTTACTCTTTCTACATATTCAATAGTAGGCGGGTGTATCGCTTCTTCATCATAGAAATTTACAACTAATGGTAACTTATTTTTTTCTTTTGCAATTATGAGAGCAATGTTTAAGATAACCGTGCTATCCTTCCCGCCTGAAAAGCTAACCTCAACATTATCAAAACTATCATACAAGTATCGCATTCTATTCATAGCAGCCTGCAATACATTGTCTTCCTGATATTTCTTTTTTCTAACTTTGCTCATTACTTTGTCATTATGTCTTTAAGTTTATTAGCTGAAATACCATCTACAATAGTTCTATTGATCATTGGATGAAACTCATCTTCTGGACCGAAATCGCTATCAGGATGGAATGCAATAACATTCATAGGTTCTGTAAATGTTTGGAACGCGTGTTGACCTATTGCATACATTTCGCCATCTAATCCCTTATCAAAGTAAACTCCATTCCAAGCCTTAATAACAAATATCATTTCAGGGGATAATGGTAGGTTGCCAAATGGAGTAATACATTCGCCATATCCAGAAGCTACAATCCCGATCCTATGTGTTGGATGCGTATGCTGTGTTTGATTAATATTATCAGGGAAGTGCAAATGATTTAGACAAGGCTGCCCTTTCTTTACAGGACTGATCAATAAACTATCTGTGCAACCATCAATATATTTTAATCTTCCTTTGCTTTCAATCGGACCGCCAAAGGTTGCGTATGCTTTAAAGTTACTTTCTTTGTAATATGCTTTATCTAATACCTCAATAAGGATGCAACTACCTATACTATTTGTAGAAAATGTAAACTCGTCTGATAGACTGAAATACATATCTTTATTTAATTCTAATGGAGAAAGCCACTTTCTGTTAATTGTTACATTGCCATTATAGACAAACCCGTAATAAGAATTTTCAGGATTTAAAGTAACTCCAGAACCATTGATCACATTGTAATATCTAATTGGGTAGATCTGATTTGATGAATCATCAAAGATTAAACCGCTATTTGCTTTACCGAAACTAATGAATGCGCTATTTTCTTGCCTCATATTATTTAATTTTTATTTTCGTATATTCTGATTATTTCCATTAGGGCGTCCTCTGTTTTATCAAATAGGAACTCTCTTTTTACTTGGTTCAATACATCAAATAAATGTACTTTGTTTTCGTGCAACATAACTATTTCAAATAATGAATAGCCTTCGTCTGTAATCTTTGGCGCATTAGTAGTTTCTTCCTCTGTCTTAGCGTCTAATTCTAATAGATCATCATTGCCTTTATTTACCCAAGCATCAACTCCCCATTCAACTAATTGTTCTTCATCCCAATTATTAGCAAGGTCATCCCAATTCCATTCGCCGAAACTCGCGTTATCTTTTACTATGAATTCTTTTTGCTGATCCTCTGACCAATCTACTATTTGCACGTCTATATCTTTATATCCTGCTTCCTTAATTGCCTTTAGGCGCATATTGCCACCAAGTACAACCATATCTTGATTAACTACAATAGGTCGGACGTTTAACATATCAGGAAATTCCTGTATTGACTTTACAAGCTTTCTAAATTTATCATCTTTGATTAAACGTGGATTGTTCGGATTAGGCTTTACTTCCGCAATCTTTACTTTTTTTATCATAGGTTTTTAATTTACCTGCCCTGACCTCTGTATACTTTTGGTTTTGGGCTATGTTTGTTAAAGGATTTCTTAGCGTGTCCGCATTTCCTTTTACCAAAGTTAACCTTTTTTGAATCACTTTTAACTTTTGCCATTTATTTTTTTATTATGTATGTCTTTTAAATAATCGTAGTGCGTCTTTGTGTCCCCCATTACAAGATGGCATTGTCTACATAACGCCTGTAAGTTTTCAATTGTGTCCGCCTTCTTAGATCCGCCCATTCCTCTTGCGTCTATGTGATGAATATCTACTGCCTTTGATCCACAAGCCTCACAAGGTATAAAGTCCTCAATCCCATAACCAAAATAATCAAGATATATTTTAACGTGTTTTTTCATTATCGATTTGTTCAAGTTTCCTTTGCGCCCAAGCTACCCCTTCATCCCCGCCCCAAGCTAACCACATAAGCGCACCGCAATCGTTTTTAGGATCGCCTTTGCTATTCTCTCTATGCCTTTCAAAAGATGCCATCCTCGCAATAGTGTCCCTTGTAATATTTTCCCCTTTAGCTAATTGATTAGCACGCGCCCAACCAACAGGCGTGCCACATTTACGATCGTATTGATCTCTTATATTTATTGCTCTTTGCGCGTTTACTCTTGCGGCTTGTGGGTAATCTTTGTAACTATCTGCC